AAGATTAAACAATTTTCATAATCACCAGTTAAAACTTTAAACCAACAACTAAACATTGGATCACCATTTTTACTTGCTTTAATTTCTAATTTATTAATAGAAACTTCATAATCACCTTTAGGTACTTCACGATAATTAGCACCATTTTCTTCTGATTCTTTTATATCTTTTTGTAGTCCTTCTGTATCAATTGCTTTATCAAATTCTTCAAATATATTTTTACTCATAACTTTCACCATCTAAACCTTTCTTTAACATTACTAATAAAATATCTCTAGCCATACTTGGAATAAATCCAGCATCAATTAAACTTTGATATAAACTATATAATTGTTTACATGCTTCATCTTGTTTTTCCTTTTGTGTTTCTTTTTCTAATTCAGCCATTTCTTCGCCAAATTCTCTTAAACGTTTAAAGAATTCATTATTCATATAATTTACCTTCTTTCTTTACTGAATCCCAGTGAACATTAACATTCACAATATCAAAACTTCTTTTTAATATTCCAACTGCTTGGTCAATATACTTATTTACTTCTTTTAAAAATAATTCTTCTTTTAAATGAAGTGTTACTTTACCAGTCATTAAATTAGTGATTAATAAAGCTTGTCCATTAAATTCGCTATCATTATTAAAATAAACATTTAATTCTATCATTTTTATTCACTTACCTTTCTTCTTCGCCTAATAGGTCTTTCACTATCTTCAGGAACACTTTTGTCTACTTTAGTAGTTTCTTCTTTATTTTCAATAGGTTTTCCCTGAATGGTATCGTTTGATGCCTTAATTGGTTCTTCTGTGTCCTTAACTTGTTCATTTTCGACCTTTTTTGGTTCATCTACGACTTTATGTGTAACTTTTTTACCTTCTTGTGCATCAACCATAACTTTTATAAATGCATCATGATTAAGTGGTATTCTTTCAACACCGAAGTTGTATCTACTACCACCAAATATTGTTTCAGAGTTTTTAAAACTTAAATAATGTTTTCCATCATCTTCAACAACTATTCGTGCAGTTAAATCTACTGTTCCAGCAAGAACATTTGCAATCTTATCTTTTATATTTGGTTTGAATGTAGTTACTTCTTGACCAGATTTATAAGTAATTGTATTTGTTACTTGTTTTGATAAATATACGATTTGATAACCTGTATTCTTAAGTCTTTTCATTGTAGATAAGAATTCAGTCATTATCATGTCCCAACCTTTACCAAATGCACCATCTGATTCGTGTTCCCATCCTTCTTTATGGTACATATATAAACGACAATGTTCATACATATCTTCTACAAGGTCAACTGTAATAATTTTGAATGTATTATCTTTCTTTTCAAGTTCATCTATTACTTCTTTAAAACTTTCCCATGCATATTTTTTTCTTGTTAATCTTCCATTAACTGTTACTTCATCTTTGATTCTAATTACTGGTGATGTGATATGATCTACATTTCCATCAGTATTAATCATTAAATTATCATCAAATGAATCCATAAATACTGTTTTACCTGAATAACTATCACCATATAACCACATATCAGGTGTAGTGTTTATACTTGCTTCTTTTCTTTCATTTTTTGGTAATATCATATAATCATTTCCTTCCTTACATAGTGATTTGTATTCGCACCAATCACATAAATTATTTTCATTTTTTTCAAAGCTTGTATTTGCTTTTATTTCTTGAATAGTTTCCAAAAATTCAATTCTTTTAGATTTATCATATGGAACTTCTTTAATTTGAACTTCCATTTTTTCAAGTTGCTTATAAAGTCTTTTCCTAAATTGTGATAAATCTTCATCATTCTTTTGTCTTATAGAAGTTTTTGGAATAAATACAAAGAATAACTTTCTTATTTTTATCTTATAAACTTCTTCAACATAATCTTTGTAGATGTGAAGTTGTCCTGATTTCATGTAATTTTCAATATTATTTGAATATTTATAATCCCATAAGTCATAACTTCCATCTTCATTTTTTGTAAGTAAATCAATAAATCCAATAAAATCTTCAGTTTCGATTTTTAATTCGTGTTGTCCTTCTGGAATCATTGACTTTACGATTGGAACCCAATGCCTTATTTTAATACTTTCATTAATCATTTCATCTGTTACTATTGGGTATGAATTAAAATATTCATTAATTGCAGTATCAACATCAGTTTCTAATCCTTTATGTATTGCAGTTCCCATTGTTAAAGCATTTGCTGGATCACAATTAAATACACATCTTAATTTTTCAATATAACGCAATTTGTACTGGTATTTGCATCTTTCAAAAGTTCCAACCCTTGAATATGAGAATCGCATTTCATCACCCCTTCCATTAGACTTTTAAATTCTTCAAATCCTTCTGGAAAAAGTATTATTCCAACACCACCAGATTCATTAATTTGTTTAATATTATATTTTTGTAATTCACTAGGTTTTCCTGTGGATGATTTAAGTTCAATTCCAATGAATATTCCATTTTTACATGCAACTACATCTGGAATACCACTTTGTTGAAATCCACCACCCCATACTTTAAAGTAATAAGCATCAATTGATTTTAAGTATTGCTTTACTTTATTTTCAAAGTTTTTTTCTTTCATTAATTAAACCTATATGAAAAACTTGCTTTTCTTGAAGTGACTTTTTTATAATCTTTTAACAAATCATTGTATAGTTCTGGTTCTCTTTCTTCTAATTTCTTTAAATCAATAGATGTTGTTTCTGATGCTTGTTTATATGAAATTGTTACATCATCATCTTTATAACCATCTTCCCCAACTTCTTCTTCGATTTGTGATTTTAAAAATTTTTCTCTTTCTTCTAATACTTTCTTTTGGTTTATAATATCTTTTAATTCTTCAATATAATTCATAATTTACATTCCTTCCCTATATAATTCGTTCGTATAATCTTTTCGCATTTGTAATGTTTTTAAGATTTTTTCTTCAATACTTCCTTTAGTAATTAAATAATAGTAAAAACATGTTTTATCTTGACCTATACGATGAATCCTTTTCCTTGACTGTTCAAACAATTCGGAAGATAATGGTAATGTGAAATAAATTATTTTATTAGCTTTTTGTAAATTTAGTCCCATCGCACCAGCTTGATATTGTACGATTGTGACTGAATCATCATTTTCTTGATAAGCTTTTAAATCTTTTATTTCACCATTAATTATTGAATAAGGTTTTTTCAACTTTTCACATAGACTTACTATCAAGTCTTTTTCTTTTGTGAAGTTATAAAATATAATTAATCTATTAGATGTGGATTCCATTATTTCTTTTAAAGCATCTAGTTTTTTAGTGTTATATTGTCCACATAATTGTCTTTCGTAAAGCATTTTCTTTAATATATTGTCACCAACCAAAGTGTCATCATCAATTTCAATTATGGAATTCTTTCTGAATGATTTATATGCTGGTATTGGTTCTATTAATTGTTTAGTTTCCACTTGTTCTGGTAAATCTAATACTTCACTTGATTTAAGAAATACTGCCCCATGATCACGTAAGTTTTGTTTTAAATCACCAACATTCATATAACCTGTTACTATTGGTAAATTAAATCCATTTACTTCAATTAATCTAGTTTGAATATATCTTTGCCAAAAACTGCTTTTATTGATATACCAACCTAATAATCTACATTGTGACCATAAGTTTTCATATTTACCACCAACTGGTGTTCCTGATAATAGAATTATGTTTGTTGGATTCATATTCAAAATGAATTTGGTTCTTTTTGCATGTTCATTTTGTATTAATGAACTTTCATCAAGTAATAAAGTAAAATCTTTTAAATATCTTAAATATTGTCTTCTAAAAGTTAATTCATAGTTAATAATATAAATAGTAGGTTTAGTAATAGGTTCTAATAATATGTCTTGTTTTTCTTTAGTAAGGTTAATAATTTCATATTCAGAATAATAATCTTCAAAATGCTGAATCCAATCATTAACTTTAGATTTTTGACAAATTACTAAATTTACTTTATTTCCTAGTTGTTTCATTTTTTCTGAACCAACAAAAGTTTTACCAAGTCCCATATCTAAATAATAAGCAACATGATTTCTATCTTTAGTCATATTTAATATTTGTTTTTGAAAGTCATAAAGTTTTAACATATTAAACACCTAAATAATCCATTACTGCTCTTGAACCAGAACAAGTTTTAATAAATCCACCTTGACAAGTATATTCACCAGCAGGTGTTTTTGTTGTAACTGGTTTACTTGTAAATATTTGAATTGTACTAATTAATAAAAATCCAAATACTAATACAGTAACAAATGTATAAATCATTTTTCTTCTTTTAATTGCTTCATTTCTTTTTCTAATTCTTGCTAATTCCCTATTTCTCATTTTTAATTGATTTTCTTTTAAAGCTTCACTACTAATAATTAATTCCATATTTAATCTTCCCTTCTTAATTCCTGTGAATAAATTGCACTTAATTCTTTTGAAATTTCTTCAATCTTCCTTTTTGCTTCTTCTATTGATGGTCTATTTTTTACTATTACTTTTAAAGGTTTAGGTTTTTTCATCATTTCAACCTTCTTTCTTTTTGTCGGTTTCACCGACTTTTTCTTCTAAAAAAAATAGATCATCATTCTTATAATTCAAAATTTGCTTTATCTTGACTGCTATTTCCAATGGTGGATTCCAATTTCCAAGTTCATAACCACCATATGTAGACCTTGATATTTCAAGTAAATCAGCCATTTCTTGTTGTGTTAATTTCTTCTGCTTTCTTCGATTTATAAGATTGACTCTCATTGTCTATCACCTCCTAACTTTAAATCCATTATATAAAATGTCGGTGTCCCTGTCAATAACTTTTTTAAAATTTGTTGGTAAAACTGTCAAATAGTGTTATAATAACTAGTAGAAAGGAATGATAATAATGTTTAGTGAACGATTAAAATTAGAACGTAAAGCTAAAAAATGGACACAACAACAATTAGCAGATAAATTACATATAGCACGTTCCAATGTATCTAACTGGGAAGCTAACAACAATGGTATAAGTACTGAATTACTTGAATCATTAGCTGATTTATTTGGATGTTCCACTGATTATTTATTAGGTAAAACTGATAAAAGAACAACGTATGAACAATGGGATGAAAAGTTTCCAATTAATAAACAAGAATTATCTAATTTGGAAGAAATAAGTAAACATCTTACCGATGAACAAAAAGAACAATTAGGTTTTTATAATTTTACCAATGAAAATAAAATTACTGGATCAGGTGCATTAATAAATGGTCTATATGATATAGGATTACTTGAAGAAAATAAAAAACTTACTGAAAAACAAATAAATGTAATACTTGAATTTATTAAAAATAATAAAGAAATGATTAAATTCTTAATGGAAAAGGATGGTGATTCATAATGTTTAATTTTTTAAAGACAAAAAAAGACACTTCTACAAGCCAAATTAAGCCCATAGAAGAACGAAAGTGTCTTTCTTGTCCATTTACCCTAGCAGGTGTAACTTTCGATAATAGACAAGAATTAATTAAGCATTTAGGACTACGTGAAGAACTAACTATTATTAAATATGATTATGAAGGTGAAGATGCTTTCAAAGTTCTTAATAAAAATAATGAACAAATAGGAAGTATTAGAAAAAGCGATATTCCAAAAATGAATGAAATTTATAATAATATTAAAAAAGTTAATGTTTTAGGAACATCACATTTTACCAATGAAGAAGGAAATACTGTTCTTTCTTGTCAAGTAGGTGTTACTTATTATGAATGATATTAAACGTGGTGCTTTATATATTCGTGTGTCGACTGATGACCAAACAGAATATTCACCAGATTCACAAATAAAATTGTGTTACAAATATGCTAAAGAACACAATATTGAAATTCTAAAAGAACACATTTATCAAGAAGATGGTATTTCAGGAACCAATGTTGAAAAAAGAACTTCATTTAAAAGAATGATAGCAACTGCAAAAAAGAAACCAAAACCTTTCGATGTAATTCTTATTTATTCATTTTCTAGATTTGCAAGAAATCGTGAAGATGCCATAATGTATAAATCATTATTAAGAAAAAAATTAGGTATTGATGTTGTATCAATTACCCAACCACTTTCTGAAGGTAAAGAATCAATTCTTATGGAAGCTTTATATGAAGCTATGGATGAATATTATTCAGTAGACCTTGCAGAACAATCTATTCGTGGTAAAATCGAAAAAGCAAGTCGTGGTGAACATCAAGGTGGAACACCATATGGTTATATCTATGATAAAAACACTAAAACATTATACCCAGATAAAGAAAAAGCTGAAATAGTTAAATTAATATTTAAAGAATGGATTAAACCAGAACAAAGTATACGTGGTTTATGTAGAATGTTAAATGATATGAATATACTTACTACACGTGGTTGTAAATGGTCTGATAGAAGTATGTATTTAATTTTACAAAATCCTGCTTATATTGGTTATAGTAGATTTACTGTTGGTGGAATGAAAAGAAATTATAAACATCCTGATACAATCACTGCAAAAGGTAAATGGGAACCTATAATTGATATGAAAACATGGAATTTAGCAAAACAAAAGATGGATGATCATGATAAGAAATGGTTTAAGTATAAAAAACATTATACTAAAAATGAATTTTGGTTACGTGGTATAGTAAAATGTTCTGATTGTGGTAAATCACTTGTTAGATGTAATGTTAAAGGAAAACCTGTTCCATTCTTTCAATGTACTGGATTTACTAAAGGAAGATGTCAAGACTCACATTATATCAGACAAGACCAATTAGTACCTGCAATTCTTGAACAAATTAAAAAGGATTATACTGATAAATTAAATATAAAAATAACTGAAGGTAAAGATACACCACAATATGACCAAATATCAATTATTAAGAAAAATATTGAAAAATTAAAAACTAAACGTGAAAGAATTAAAGAAGCTTATATTAATGAAATAGATACTTTGGAAGAATATAAAGAAAATAAGAAAAAATTAGATAATGAAGAAAAACAATTAAAAGAACAACTTAAAGAATTAAACTATAAAGAAAAACAAGAAGTAAGAAAAGAAAAAACTTATGAATTATGTAAAACTGCTTATGAAATACTTTCAGATGAAGAAACAAGTTTTGACTTAAAAGATGATGTTGCTCATAGATTATTTGATCATATCACTTATAACAAAAAAGAAAATACCCTTGAAATCGTTTATAAATAAAGCGATTATTATTTGTACTTTATCAGTATACCTTTTGGACTTATTCCCGACAATATCACCTTTATGGCAATATTCACTAGTATTTTCAGCTATTGTATCAAAAGCAATACAATCAACAAAATCAGTATCATAA